CGAACCTTATTTGATACGGTACTGATTCAGCGTTGGCATGTTTACGAGAAGCGCCCGGTTCGTGACGTCGCCGAGCTGTGTTACCTCATGCGGCGAGTCGTGAATAGTGACCCAAGAAGGATTGACACCGTGGCCCAGCTCGTAGAGAAACACCCCCGGGTGATTATATTCTACAACTTCAATTACGAAAGAGAGCTGCTGTTGGAGCTTGGCCAGAAAATAAATATTCCGACCGCTCAGTGGAACGGTCACAAGCATGAACCGATACCTGATACCGAGTCCTGGATTTATATCGTGCAGTATGCCGCTGGAGCTGAAGGGTGGAACTGTATTGAGACCGATACGATTATATTCTACTCGCAGAATTATTCCTATAAGGCAACGATTCAGGCAGCGGGGCGAATCGACAGACTCAACACGCCATTCACGAATCTATATTATTACTACCTCCGCTCCAGCTCCATCATCGACCTGGCAATACAAAAGGCGTTCAACAACAAAAGAGATTTCAACGAGCACCGATTCATGGCCGCCTAAGCGTTCGCAGGAAAAACATAGCCTCTAATAGAAGGAATAAGAATTTTGACTTTTTTTTATTTTTTTGAAAGGAGGCCGCTTAGGATGGCTAGAGAATCGAAATTTCAGGCTGAGCTCATTCGAGAGTTGAAGGATTTATTTCCTGACTGCATTGTTCTGAAGAATGATGCTGGTTATATTCAGGGAATTCCTGATCTTTTAATTTTGATTGAGCATCAGTGGGCGGCACTGGAATGCAAGCGCAGTCTTCGTGAGCCATATCGACCAAATCAAGAATATTATCTTGAGCTTATGGATGATATGTCGTTTGCATCTATGATCTGCCCGGAAAATAGAGAGGCGGTCTTATATGAACTTCAACACGCATTCACGCCTGGAAGGGCAACACGCTTTTCTCGGCGCTAGTAATTATCATTGGCTCAACTACGACGAAGAAAAACTGGTATCGAGATATACCACCGCCCAGGCCGCTCAGCGAGGAACCGAGCTCCATGAGCTGGCTTGTCGCCTCATCAGACTAGGTGTGAAGCTCCCCAAAACAAGCAAGACGCTCCACATGTATGTAAACGACGCCATCGGCTTCAAGATGCAGACAGAGCAAATCTTATATTACTCCGATAATTGTTTTGGTACAGCTGACGCCATTTCTTTTAGGAAGAACTTTCTCAGAATCCACGACTACAAGTCCGGCATGTCACCAACGTCTTTGAAGCAGCTACTAATCTATAACGCCTTATTTTGTTTGGAATACAACATCAAACCAACCGACATCGAAAGCGAGCTGCGCATATATCAATCGGATGGTATTGATATTTGTAATCCCACTCCAGAGGAAGTGTTCGACGTCATGGATAAAATTATCCAGTTTGACAAGACCATTGAGGAATTAAAAATAGGAGGGTAAGCCCATGAGCAATGAGCTGAAGCACTATGGAACACCAAGACACTCAGGGCGATATCCTTGGGGAAGCGGAGATACTCCCTATCAGAGCGCAGTCGGTTGGCGTGGTCATATTAACGAGCTGAAGCGCCAGGGCCTTAGTGATGTTGAAATCGCCAGAGGCGAAGGTATATCTACAACTCAGCTCCGTGCGAGATTATCCATTACGAAGGCGGAAATTCGTGCAGCCGATACAGCACGAGCAATCCAGCTGAAAGAACGTGGATATTCCAACATGGAGATTGCTCGACGAATGAGCGGACCAGACAAGACCTGGAACGAATCCTCTGTTCGTAGCCTCTTAGACCCAACCCTTGCCGAGAGAGCTGCAATCACAAGAGCCACTGCAAATATACTCAAGGAGCAGGTGGATCAGAAGCGTTTCATCGATGTTGGTGCAGGTATTGAAAATCATGTCGGCGTCAGCAGGACAAAAATAAACACGGCTTTAGCTGAGCTGGAAGAAGAAGGATATAAAATTCATCGAGTCAACGTGAATCAATTAGGTAAGCCCGATCAATTCACAATCGTTAAAGTTCTTGGTGCACCTGATACGGAATGGAAAGAAATCAATAAACCAGAAGACTACATAAAAATAAAGCCAATCAGCGCAGTGTCTGAGGATTTTGGTCGAACCTTTGCCTCTGACTTAGGCCTCAAACCTATTCAAAACGTAAATTCTGATCGCATCGAAGTACAATATGGACCGGAAGGTAAAGCCAAAGACGGCGTTATTGAGCTTCGCAGAGGCACTTCGGATTTGGATATGGGTGGCGCCCAATATGCGCAGGTTCGCATCGGCGTTGATGGCACTCATTTCCTGAAGGGCATGGCGATATATAACGACAACCTTCCTGATGGCGTTGATATCCGGTTCAACACGAATAAGGACAACACGAATAAGGACAACACGGGCAATAAGCTCGACGCCATGAAGAAAATGAAGGACGATGCAGAAAACCCCTTCGGCACCACAATCAAGCAAGGCGGCCAAAGAGGAGCTCTAAATATCGTAAATGAAGAGGGCGACTGGGATACATGGTCAAGGACCTTATCGTCACAAGTGCTCTCAAAACAAACGGTACCGCTTGCTAAGAAGCAGTTGGATTTGGCACTCGCCGAGAAAAAGGAAGAATATGCGGAAATCATGTCGTTAACAAATCCCATCGTGCAGAAGCAGCTCCTACAAGCATTTGCTGACGATGCCGACGCTTCCGCTGTTCACCTTAAAGCTGCTGGTCTCCCAAGACAAGCATCAAAAGTTATATTACCAGTGCCTGGGCTCAAAGAAAATGAGGTATATGCGCCTACATATAAAGATGGTGAGGCGGTTGTTCTTATTCGCCACCCCCACGGGGGCACCTTTGAAATACCCCAGGTCAAAGTAAATAACCGATCAAAGGACGCAAAAGCCATTATGGAGAATGCGCCAGATGCAATCGGCATCCATCCCAAAGTGGCAGCTCAGCTGTCAGGAGCAGACTTTGACGGCGATACCGTTATTGTTATTCCAAATAATAGCGGCGCAGTCAAGGCGTCAAGACCCCTGAGTGCTCTTAAGAATTTTGACCCCATCGAATCATATCCTCCATTTGATGGAATGAAGACGATTGATGGCGGCGTATATTCTGCCTCCACCAGAGCGGTCACATATCCTAAAAATGATGCAGGAGTTGACAAGAAGTCCCCCCAAACCAGGCAGACCAAGATGGGTGAAGTGTCTAATCTTATTACGGATATGACTATTAAGGGCGCCGACATGGATGAAATCGCAAGAGCTGTGAAGCATTCCATGGTTGTCATTGATTCTGAGAAGCATAATCTCAATTACAAGCAGTCCTATATTGACAATGGTATATCCTCGCTTGCTGAGAAGTATCAGAACAGCAGCAGGGGAGGAGCGTCCACAATCATTTCCAAGGCGAGCTCTGAATACCGGGTGCCTCACAGGAAAACGAACCCCGCCATCGACCCGAACACAGGAGAGAAGGTTTACAGGTATACTGGTGAATCTTATGTGGATGCAAAGGGTCGTGTGGTTGGTAGAACCGTGAAGTCTACGAAGATGGCAGAAGAGAAGGACGCCTTCAACCTGTCGTCAGGTAGGCAGATTGAGCTTGTCTATGCGGGGTATGCCAATGAATTGAAGGCCCTGGCTAATGAGTCCAGGCGCAACGCTCTAGCTATTATCCCCACCCCTTACAGTCCATCGGCCAAGGCTGTCTATCAGAATGAAGTTGCACGCCTTAATGCTGCGCTTAACATTGCGTTGAAGAACAAACCTTTAGAAAGGCAGGCCCAGATACTGGCCAATTCAGAGGTGGCTCGAAAGAAACAGGCTAACCCCTACATGGACAACGACGACATCAAGAAGGCCCGCAATCAAGCGTTAGCAAAGGCCCGCACCCGCACAGGAGCAAGCAAAACCATGATTGACATCTCTCCTCGTGAATGGGAAGCGATTCAAGCCGGCGCTATCAGCCCTTCCAAGCTTAGCCAGATTCTACAGAACGCCAAACTTGATCAAATCAAGGCGCTTGCCACTCCTCGCACCACGACAACGTTGACTCCTGCTCGCATGCAAAGAGCGCAATCTATGCTCGCAGCAGGTCTAACACAAGCAGAAGTCGCTGAGAATCTTGGAATCTCAACATCTACACTGTCGAGAGCTTTAAGAGAATGAAAGGAGAAAGCGATGAACACAACGAAGCTGAATCTCATTCGTCATTCGCTTACTTCTTCTAAACAGCTTGACGATTCAAAGAGATTCGTTGGTGACAAGGTAAGGATCATACATGCAGTAACAGAAAGGAGGGTTTGAAATGGAGGCTGTCATGCTCACAACAGTTGAC